CCCGAATTGCGAACAACACAAACTGGCAAGAGCGTAGCCTCGGCCAGCATAGCCACAAATAAAAGCTACATTGATCAGGCAGGCCAGAAACAGACAGTCGTGCAATTCCATAACCTCGTTTTATGGGGCAAACCAGCGGAAACTTTTGTGAAGTACCTTACTAAGGGCAAAAAGGTCGCCATAGTCGGTGAAATGCAAACTAGAAACTACCAAGCGCAAGACGGAACGAAACGATATGTCACGGAAGTGTTGGTAAATGAATTTGAATTTTTATCGCCAGCCGAGAAGAAACCAGAAATGCAAGACCAAAATCAGGGATGGACACCAAACGACATTCCAGTTGACAATTCAGTTGACAATACGCAAGCCCCAGATGACGGAGGCATAAATGTGAATGACATTCCATTTTGAAATAATTTCTACTTTATTCGTACTTAGGCAGACATCAGGCGTAGCACGAGCGAAACCAGAGGCCGACAATGGCACGGTAAAGCGGAATAATGGCTGGGTGGGGTAATTGGTAACCCGTTGCACTAGGGAGGCAAAAACGGCGGTTCGCACCCGCTCCGAGCAACCACGGTAAAAAATCGTTCTAGCCACGGAAGTGGTGTTGAGTCAATGTGATACCAGAGAGAGAGGACTGGTTACCCATATTAAAAATATGGACAAAGAAAAAATAATTAAATATATTTCTGACAAGATAGAAAAAGCATTAAATGCGTGGGGGGCTTTTGCTAGAAAAGAAGATGAACCGACAAAGAAATTTTACGACAATCTCGCAATAGAGATTTATTCGCACATCAGAGTTGATATTAAAATAAAAAAGATGGCCAGCGGAAAATGCGATCATGAATTTGAATTATTGGAAGAAGACGGATTTTACCCAGAATTTGAAAAAGTGCAATGCACAAGGTGTATGAAAATAAAGATGAGAAAAATATGCAGTACCAAAAAATAAAACTGAAAGGCGGAGCCGAGGTGACCGTGGATTTTGACGGCCGAACTACGAAGTGCAAAGGATGTGGCAAGCCGATCCGATTCGGCATAACACGCAACGGAATGAAAATGCCGATAAGCGAAATGGCGCCAAAAGAATGGGTGTCGCATTTCTCAGACTGTAAAAAGGCCGACATGTTCCGAGGAGGCCTGCAAGACAGAGTGGAAGAAGCAGATCGCAACCAAGAATATATAAATAATTTATAAATATAAGATGGATAAATTTATAGCGCAAAAAGAAACGGAGTGCCAGCGGTGCCACGCAGAGATACCGAGAGGAGCGTGGATTTATTTAGGCGAGCAGGATATTTGCGAGGACTGCTATGACGAGATTTAATAATTAAAAAAGATATTATGCCAAACGAAATAAAACCGCCAGTCGCTCCACTTTTTGATGAGTGCAAAGTTTTAATAGATAAAGATAGAAACTTGTTTGTAATGAATAAGCATACTGGCGAGAGCTTCAGAATTACTGTTTTTGACGGAGGAGGATACTATTCGGCTTTATGGCTGAGAACGGAGGGCGAAATCCAAGAGTCGGATAATTTTCGAAAGAACCAAGAGCAAAAAGAATTAGCAGACTTAAAGGACAGACAACAGGAAAAGAAAAAATCATTTTTTAAAAAATTATTTGAATAACAACTATATGGCAATAATCGGAGGCATAATAACAATACTTATCGTGGCGTGGTTTTGGTGGGGCAAAACGTGGGATGAGTGGGATGGGTACGAAGACCAGCACTATCGAAAGAGCAATGACAGCTGGGATGAATAATAATTAAAAAAATATGTTGAAAAAAACACAGACAGAATATTACTTCACGTTTGAGGATGAGTCCATAACGATTAAAGTAAATGAGGAGTGCGACCACTTAAACTATCGGCCGATATGGGTTGAGGAAGCACATTGCTGGCGACACCCAGAGCAAGCCGTGGAATACTACGAGTGGGTACTAGCGAGCATAAAAGAAATGATAAAAGAATTGAAAATAGCGAACATAGACAAAAAGGCAATTAAATGATATAATATCATTATGACTAAAACAAAATTAAAATTAAAAGGGTTAAAGCGAAAGAAGAAGCCAGAGGCAAGGAAAGCGGAGATAAAAAAAGAAACACCAGAAAACACCTGCGAAAAAACAAAGACCAAAGACGGCTTATTTGACGTAAGGGAAAGGAATGTATCAATACTTGACGATTACATAACGTGGATAGCAATGCCGAGTGTGATGAGGGAGCCAGCAACACAGGAGGAATTTGCAAAAAAACAAAAAATTGATCCAGCAACGCTGACTGACTGGAAAAAGCGATCGGGTTTTTATGACGAGGTGCAAAGGCGCAGACGGACATACTTCAAAGATGACTCGGGCGATGTTATTCTTTCCCTGAAAAGAAAATGCTTGAAAGAGGGAAGCGGAGCCGATGTAAAAGTGTTTTTAAATTATACCGAGGACTTAAAAGACAAGACCGAGATAGCCGTAGACGATGAGCTGAGGAAAGCGCTCGACAAGGTCAGCAAAATCCTCCCAGATTAAAATGTTTTATTGTTTAAAAAAACAAAGCAAAGTCCAGAACGGCAAAGCGATTGAATATTGTACGCTCCGAGGCTGTCCGCACCTGAAACGAGTAAAAGGAAAAACAGGATTTAAAAAATTTAAGATAAACAAATATGTCAAAAAAAGCAAAAGGAATATCCATACAAATACCTGACGGCTTCCGAAGACCGCCGAAACCAACACGCAGACAACAGGAACGTAAAGACAAGATAAACGGATTTTTGAAAGAGTACCAAGAACTATGCGAAAAGCACAACCTAAAGCTTGACGCTTATTTTAATTATACGCCAAGAGGCCAAGTCGCCATCTTGGATGTTTTGTTTTTAAGAGTGCCAGCGGAATACGAGGGTAAGCCAGAGAAGATACAAGCGGACAAGGAAAAAATCGGCGAGCTAGTCAAACCGTTTTTAGCTGAGTATGACGAACTGAAGAAAAAACACATGATTGAATTTGAGGCGATTATAGACGTGAATGACAAAGGCATATATCCGAAAGTTAATTTGCGTGATATTAAACCGCAGGCGTTCCAGACCAAGGACTGGGATGAAGCCAAAAAAGAAAACGAAGCTCAAAAAAAAGATGAATAAAAATGCAGATACCATTATCAGAAATCAAAACTCCGTTAACGGATAAAATACTTAAAATATATACCTTCAAAACCAAAGAGGGTATTATTTTAAATGAAACGATAACCCACGGCCAGAAAATAATTATTGAGTGCATACTCGGCCGTAAGGCTCCGATAGACATCGAAACAATAAAGCGTATTCACACGATGGCGCATACTCGATACGGAAAGAGCATTGCGATAGCAATCGGTGTATCAGTCCGCTCCTCGACAAAGCACGAGCCGTGGGCGGTTGTAGCAGGAACAAAAGACCAAGCGCAAATTATAATGGACTACGTAATCCAATTCAGCGTAAACGACCCGATGTTGCGTGGCCAGCTGGTGAACGAAAAAGAAATCAGAATAGAGCGCCTGACCCAGCGCAGAAAAAGAGATCACCTGACATACAAATTCGGCGGTGAAGTCCGAGCATACGGAGCAGGCAAAGACGGAACGGCGGTGATGGGGCAAGGTTGCGCCAACGTTATTGAGGATGAGAGCGCCTTGATAAATGACACGACCCAGTCAAAGATTTTCCGCATGTTGGGCGACCACATGGATAACTTCTACATGAAAGTCGGGAACCCGTTCAATAACAATCATTTCAAGCGAGCGTTTTCCGATGTCGGTTATTTTAAAATAAACATAGATTATAAACAGGGAATGATTGACGGCCGTTTGACTGAAGCGTTTGTCGAGGAGGTGAGAAAGAACCCGAACTTTGATATTTTGTACGCAAACATATTCCCAGACGTGGAAGACTATGACGAAAAGGGATACCTGCCATTATTTACCCATAGGCTGGTAGAAATGGCACAAATAGAAAGGGATAAGATAGCGCCATGGGGAGCGCCAAGGCTCGGGTGCGACCCAGCTGACTCAGGAAAGTGCGAATCGAACATAGTCCGCAAGTTTGAGAACGTGGCCGAGGTGCTATTCGGAAAATCAGGCATAGACCCGATAACATTTGCAGGCGAGGTGGCAGTCCGATCGTACGATGTACAGAATGCGTTTATTGACCGAGTAGGGGTGGGGAGCGGAACATATCACTTGCTTACCCAGCAGATGACTACGAAGAAAAAGACCGTAGGTTTTAATGGAGCCGAGAAATTGCCATCATCAATTTTACAGCACGAAAGAGAATTGTATCTGAATATGCGTGCGTACGTTTATTGGCAAAGCAAGCTGTGGCTGGAGCTCGGAAACAAGCTCATACGAGATGATCGGTGGAGCCAATTGCTTGCGGTTAAATACAAAACCACAAAAGGCAAAATTCAGATTATAAGCAAAGAGGAACTCGGGAAAGAGCCATACAACATATCAGATATCGGCGTGGCCGATTGCCTAAGCATGACGTTCACGCCAGTAAAAAGAATGTTTAACATGCCCAGCGTGAAAGGTGGGATAAAATCAAGATTTTAATTATTGTGCAAACTGCCAGAATATGCTATAATTAATTTAAGATTAAAAACGGACTCAAAAATATGGCAATAAAAATAGACAGGGAACTCCTGCTAGAAAAATTACTCGAGGAAAAAAAGAAAGCGTACGAATATCGCATGCGGAAACATGCTGACTGGGATACGAATTATAAACTTTATCGTTTGCAGGTTGATATTGATAGGCTGACCCAGCGCCAAGACGCTTGTGTTCCACTCCTGAAAGGCTCCGTGAAGACCTATATGAGCAGGATAGGTGATGAACCAGAGATAACCATCGAAGATAAAGACGGCGACCTAGACCGAGAAATTATAGTCAACGAAAAGTGGGATGACACGGCCAACAAAATAAGCCTTGGAATTCTTGATAAAGTTGACAAAAGACAAGTTTTATTGTTTGGTGCAAGCTGGAAGAAATTGAACTGGAAAGACAAGGCTTTTTGTTCTGAGGTAAAAGACACCTACGACATGCTACATGACCCGAAAATGAAGCCGTATGACCTTGAAACAGCGAGATACATCATCGAGGGCGGAATATACCGCTCAATCGAGGAAATCCTCGCAGACGGCAAATATGAAGACGAGGGCAAGCAGGAATTAAGGGATTGGCGTGAAGAACTGGCAGGAAATGAAACAACAGGCAAAAAATCTGAACAGCCGACAAGTACGGTGGGCATAAACTTAACTGAGAAATATAGCGACGAAATAAGCGCCAGAAACGACCGCATGACATCCCTCGGTGTTGAGGAAATTGAAGATACGATCGCAGGAAGCGACATAATCGTTCATTTAAGCAACCACATAACCAGAATTTGGGATGCCGTAGCAAAGGAATACGTTCGGTATTTATGCGTTTATGCAGATGACAAAGTACTTTTAATGGCAAAACCGCTGAAAGAGGTGCTAGGCGTAGAATTCTACCCATTCGAACGCTGGTGCGGTGATGATTTGGAAGTAACTGACAGCTATCCAGATTCAATAGCGGACATTCTACGGACACCAAACCAAATGGTAAATACTTGGTATTCTCAGTTTTTTGAAAACAGAACATTGCGTAATTTCGGCATGAACTTCTACGATGCAACAATCGAGGGGTTTGAACCCGAAGCACTAGAGCCAAGAGCAGGCGGATGGTATCCATTGCCTGGGAAACCGAATGAAGTTTACCAGAGAGTAGAAATTCCAAACCTAGATAGCACGCCGAATGATATTCAATTTTTAATAAATATCGCTGAAAAAGAAACCGCCTCGACAGACGTAGAAAAAGGCGCAATATCGAGCGCACAAAAAACCCTTGGCGAAATAAAAATAGCAGTCGGGAAAGCGAACGAACGCATAAACGAAATGTCGCCATACTTCAATTTGAGCTGGCAGAGATTTGTTGAGAAATGGCTGGCCATAACCTTGGCAAACATGGGCGACATGAAAGAAACCCTGCACAAGAAAGCGCCGAACGGAAAGTATGTTCCAAAAACCATCTCGATGAAAGATATTAAAAACAAGGGCGGATACAAAGTTATAGTTGAGAGTAAGGCGCAGAAAGAACAAAATCAAATATCAGACCTGAATTCATTACTGGCCATCAAAAATGAATTCCCGAATAACGGAAAGCTTCGCAAGGCCATCCAGAAACGAGCGCTGAAAATTGTGAGCCTAAACCCTGAGGAAATAGACGAGATTATCGAGGAGGAAGAAAGGATCGTAGCACAGTCCGCACAGATGGGCGCAGGGAGCCAAGAAATGGGCGGAATGATGGCAGGTGGCGGAGCGCAAACAGCGCCGATGGAAATTCCAATGGGTGGCCAAGAGGCAATGATAAACGCTTAATACTTTAAATAAAAAAATATGTTTTTATTAAAATCACAATTAGACTCAAAAACAAGACAGGAAATAGATCGCATTCAGGCGATTGATTCTGGTTTAAGAACAACAGCCGAAGCAGGACTTTTGACCTCGCTGGCTCCATATCTGACAAACAGACTCGAGCAAGAGGATTCAGAGGGCAACATCTTGGTGTGCGCAGGCCAGACAGTCCCGACCGATGGCGAAACAGGATTTGCGAAAGGGTGCGTTTTTATTAAGGAAAATGCCACATCTGGTGTCGCATGCAAATACGAAAACAAAGGCGATGAAACATCTTGTCTTTTTACCATAGCGGATGACGTTTATTTTAAAGAAATCGCATTGACCAATGCACAGATAAAAGCTTTGGCCACAACTGGCATTGAGATAGCACCAGCATACGGCGCAGGAGTGATTGCCGAATTCCTTGGCGGTATAATTATCCACGATGTCGGAACTGCAGACTTTGCCACAGCGCACAATGTAACCGTGAGATACAAAACAGACGGATCAGGCACGACAGTCAGTACCACAGTAACCAGTCCTTTTATTACAGGAAGCGTAGCTGACAAAATTACTACCATAAAACCGATAGTAACCGATGTCGCATTACTCGGTATGGATAACCAGCCGTTAGTCATTAAGGCTTCGGCCAACCCAATAACTGGTGACGGTGTTGGCAGAGTAAAAGCTTGGTACAGGCTATTTGAAACTGGATTATAAAATATGCATAACGCAATATCAAGCCTCCTTGAAAAACGAGGCATAAAAAGCGAAAAGGAATTGAAGCCACACGAGAAAGCGAAATATGAATTATGGATGAAAATCTTTGAAAAGGAAATCAAAACGGAAGACATTAAGAAATTCTTACAGGCGGAAATTATCAGACTTGAAACTGAGTGGTTAGAAACCGAAGACAGAAATCCATTCACATATTTGTTTGAGTGGAAACGCAACATCGAAGTCAAAGGTCGCTTAAAAAATTATAGAACATTAATTGCTTTTATAGACGAGCCAGAGCGCAATAAGCAAAAGCTCGAAAAATATATCAGAAAGCTTATAAATAATAATTAAAAAAATATGAACGAAAAAGCATTAGTAGAGCTTTCGCTGAAAGACCAGAATTATATGACTGAGCTATTAGCGAAAAGCGCAGGAGCTTTGACCCCTGCAGAAAGAGCTCA